GGGCGTGATTTTGTTATCACGCTTTTTTTATTTATATTTTATCACACAATGATACGTTTTATAAACAATTAATTAATTTATCCAATTATGGGAACATTTGAATCAGTACAAGCACAGTACGAAAAAAACAAAAACGCCACAAGTGGCAACAAATTTCAGAATCAAGAAGAAAGAATGAAAAAGTATTTCACCACAATTTTACCGCAAGGTCAATCTACAGGTGAAAAACGAGTAAGAATCCTACCCACAGCCGACGGATCGAGCCCGTTTGTTGAGGTTTACTTCCACGAACTTCAGGTGGATGGACGTTGGGTTAAACTCTGGGACCCTAAACAAGAAGGAAAACGTTCACCTCTTAACGAAGTGAAGGAAAGTCTTGAAGCGACGGGTCGTGAAGAAGACAACATTTTAGCGAGGTCTTACAGAGCTCGTAAATTTTATGTTGTTAAAGTTATCGATCGTGATCATGAGGCCGACGGTGTAAAATTTTGGAGGTTTAAACATAACGCTAAACAGGAAGGTATTCTCGATAAAATCTTCCCGATTTTCCGTAGTAAGGGTGATATTACTGATCCTGAAAAAGGAAGAGACCTCATCCTCAACCTAACATTGGCGAAATCCAATAACGGTAAAGATTACACAACGGTTAATTCCATTATTCAAGAAGACCCATCTCCATTACATGAGAACAAAGAGACCGCACAAGAATGGATTGACGATTCATTGGTATGGTCTGATGTCTACGCTAAGAAGAGTGAAGATTATCTTGAGATGGTAGCTAATGGCGAAACTCCAAAGTGGGATAACGACAAAAAAGGATGGGTATCTATGTCTTCGGATGAGGAGACCATCGGTGGCGGTGACAGTACAGAAACTGGGACTAAAACATCCTCACCATCTAAAACTGTGGCGGCAGCGTCAGAACCCGATCCACAAGATGATGAAGATCCAGACGAGGATTTACCATTTTAGTGGGTAACAACCAAAACTCCCGACCTTTGGGTTGGGAGTTTTTAATTCTTTAATAAATAATATAACATATGGCGATTAAGAAGAAAGATTTCAAATCTATTAAAACAAAATTTTCACAAGAGGCATCATTCAAATCAGATCGATTTTTCGATTGTGGAGATGCATTTTTAGACGCTTGTGGGGTACCAGGGCCCGCTATGGGACATCTTAACATGTTTCTTGGTCATTCAGATACAGGAAAAACCACCGCGTTAATCAACACGGCAATCGACGCACAGAAGAAGGGAATCCTACCTGTTTTCTTAATTACAGAACAAAAATGGACATTTGATCACGCCAAGCTTATGGGTTTTGATTGTGAAAAGGTGACTGATGCCGAAGGTGGAACTGATTGGGATGGATTTTTCCTTTTCAACAACAAGTTCGATTATATCGAGCAAATAACAGATTATGTTAATTCTTTACTCGACGCTCAAGATAAAGGTGAGATAGATTATGATTTATGTTTTCTATGGGATTCAGTTGGTTCTGTACCTTGTAAAATGACATTTGAAGGTAAAGGAGGAAAACAACATAACGCATCAACATTAGCGGATAAAATTGGTATGGGATTGAACCAGAGAATTAGTGGTTCACGAAGAATGGATAAAAAATATACCAATACAATGATTATCGCCAACCAACCATGGGTAGAATTACCAGATAACCCATTTGGTCAACCAAAAATTAAGGCAAAAGGTGGTGAAGCGGTTTGGCTTAATTCAACTCTTGTTTTCTTATTTGGAAATCAAAAAAATGCTGGCATTACTAAGATATCAATTACAAAAGATAGTAGAAAAGTTAAAATAGCCACAAGGACTAAAGTTAGTGTGATGAAAAACCACGTAAATGGTTTGGGGTATGAAGATGGTAAGATTTTGGTAACCGCACATGGGTTTATGAAAGGACGGGATCAAACTGTTGAAAAGAAATCTATTGAGGAGTATAAGATATCTGCGGCGGACTATATCACTGATCGTTTGGGGGTTAAATTAGACGATACTGTGAAGATTGTAATGGAGTCAGGAGACGAGTAGTAACCATAAAATGAAGCAAAATGTCAGTATTATTAGTCGACGGTGATAACCTGTTGACCATAGGATTCTACGGGGTAAAGAATTACTTTTATAAGGGTGAACATATCGGAGGAATATTTCATTTCCTCAACACCCTTCGATTATCCTTCGAGAATTATCACCTAAGTAAAATCGTCGTCTTTTGGGACGGCGAGGACGGTTCTTATCAAAGGAGAAAAATTTATAACTGGTACAAAGAGTCACGTAAAAACAAAGTCAAAACAGACGAAGAAATTTCTTCATACAATTACCAACGAGATCGAATCAAACAATACCTGGAAGAGGTTTATGTTAGACAAGGGGAGTATGAACATTGTGAAACCGACGATTGTATCGCATATTATTGTCAACAACAACCCGACATAAATAAAATTGTTTTTTCTTGGTAAAACTCAATTATACAATCCATCGCACAGGAAATTATATAAACCAAAAGACACATTTATTTATAACAAAGAAGAAGTGTTAATTGAAAACATTGCTTTGGTTAAAATGTTATGTGGGGATTATTCGGACGACATTGCAGGGATAAAAGGAATGGGTATTAAGACACTCAAAACTCTCTTCCCCGAAATAACCACTCAACCATTAACATTAGATTATGTCCGCTATAAAACAAATTTTCTTTTCGAACAAGATAAGGAAAGTAAAATTGTTCAAAACCTAATTACAGGAGTCACAAAACATGGTGTTTTAGGTGAAGAATTTTTTGACATTAATAACACCATTGTTAATTTAGATAAACCGTTTTTAACAGATGAAGCGAGAGAAGGTATTAACGAATTAATTAATGAAAATTTAGACCCCGAAGGAAGGTCATACAAAAACACGATGAAAATGATGATGGAAGATGGGTTATTTAACGTACTCCCCAAATCGGATGACGCTTGGATAAAATTCCTCAACCCCTTTCTTAAATTAACGAGGAAAGAGAAGAACATAAAAAAACAATTAAAATTTTTAAAAAATTAAGACTATGTACAATCAAGACGCGACAAAATTTGAGTTTCTTTTAAAACTTGAAAACAACATTGTTATTCAGAGATTTTTTAACGTAAACAATCATAATCCAACATCAAAAACTTCAATGGATCTTTACGAATGTGTCACAGATATTTGTGAAGAAATTGCGGAAGATTTGAAAAATAAAACGTTGGATGTAATGAATATAAGTGACGATTTCGTTACTCCAGAAGAGAGGGCTGAGGAGATAAAAAACTATAAAGAAGAAAACTTTATATTGGAAATTAAGCAAGGCGATTGGGTATTTATTTCTAGAATATTTCCAGCACACATCTATCATCCCAAAGTTAGATATACTGTAGATGTTCGACCAAAAGTCAGAAAGATTTTGGGTGATTTAACTAATGTGTTATCAGAAACAGAATTAACAAAAACTTATCTGAATTACGAGTTAAGATAGAGAGATAGAAAAATATGAGTGAAAAGAATTTCGGGTACTTAGGAACGTCGTTTCAACAGTCCTTGCTTAAGGCTATTATTGAAGATAAAAAGTTCGCGGTTACCATTATAGATGTTATTGAAAGTAAGTATTTTGATGGTCCTTACTTTAAATATCTAATGCAAAATATCAAAGAATTATATGGATCTTTTGGGGTTATACCGAACTACGAGACTTTGAGTCAGAAAATTTTAGCTGAAAATAACGAAACGACTAGTAAGGTTCATATTGATACGTTAACGGGAATTAAAGAAAAAAATTATGAAGAAGCCCCATATGTTGAAAAAACGGCATTAAATTTTTGTCGCCAACAGGTTTTGAAGAAAGCTCTGAAAGAGTCGGAAGAGATTATGACTAATGGGGATTTCGAAGAATATGACAAAATCGAAGGAAAAATCCAAGAGGCTCTTAGAGTTGGTGTGTCAACAGATGATGTGGAAGATATTTGTGATAATGTTGAGGAATCATTAGGCGAACAAGCAAGAGTTCCATATGCGATTGGTATAGATGGTATTGACGTACTTCTAAAAGGTGGTATTGCGAAGGGTGAAATGGCAGTATTTCTCGCCCCGACCGGGGTTGGAAAAACCACATGGTTAACCAAAGTGGCGAATTCGGCATATAATCAAGGTGCAAATGTTTTACATATGTATTTTGAAGATAATACAATTGATATTCGTAGAAAACATTACACAATATGGTCGGGTATCGTTCCAGATGAACAACCTAAACATAAAAAGGACATTTTAGGTTTTATGGAAGATATGAAACT